GCTTCACTCGTTTACATCATACTGAAGATTATAGAACTACTAAAAAAGAAAAATGAAGGATAAACTGAAATCAAGAAAGCTCTGCTGGGCTAACCTGTTCTGGACATCAGCAGTTCCCTGCCCACTACCAAGCCAGCCAACAGCCTCGGCTCTACGCTGTCTTCCAAGCTCCTCGCCAGCCCTGAACTTTCCTAGAATCTCCCGTAACGCAGTGCCACCACTCAACGTCTGGCCGCGCTTCGCTGCTTGACCCAAGATGTCCTGCTCTATCGCCGTGATTTGCCCAGCCGAAAGTCCTTCCCCCAGCGCAAGCCTGTCAGCAATGGACTCCTCCAAATCCCCTCGCATCGCTGCCTGAATCCCCGTGTCCTCCAAGGTCGGCGCATCAACTTCCTCATATTCAGGAACCGATGGCATACCCGAAGCCAACTCCTCCGCAGTTCTTTCTCCACCACGCAATCGGGTCGCAAATTCCTCTCGTAAGTCAAACTCTTCCGGAGCCATTTGGCGCAACTGCTCTCTCTGCTGCTTAACAAATTGTGGGCCAAACTCGGTGAGATTATCCAACTGTGCCTGTGACATAGTTGGAATCATGTCAAGCGCAGCATCCATCTCCTGCTGGGTAAGCTGCATATCACCGAATCCGGTAAAGTCAGCAACCCTAGCCTCGCCTGTCTCTGGGTCGGTATACTCCACCCGCTCACCAAGCCTAGCTGCCGCCTCAATCTTGCGGCGCACTGGCAGCGTCTCTATGTCTGCGTAAATTGCTTCCCGATTTGCTTCAGCGTAATCCGGTGCTGCTGGTTGTGGTGGTGTACTTTTTCCCATAGCTCTAGTTCCTCATAAAACGGCGTTTTGCCCTGCTCATATCAATCTTTGTCACCCTATCATTGTACTTGTGGCGCACCCACGCCATCCATTTTGACTTATGACCTAAATCATCCCACATCATACAGTACATTGCATTCAGGGACTTCGGATACCGACTGACAGAGGCTTCTATATAGCAAATCGGGCCACCCGTGTCCGTGTAATGCTCGTAACACTGTTCCTCTGTATCAACATACCGCACAAGAGACAATCCTACCAGCTTTCCGTCCTTGGAAACCGCATAATACCTTCCATTGTTAACAAACCACTGTAACCAGCCCAGAACCCTCTCGTCACCCCACTCCTTGAGGTAATCAAGGTTGCCAGACAGGAACTCTGCCATCTCTCTTGTGCTATCTGGGTACTGTACGGTACTCATCGCTCCGGCCTTATCGGTTGTCCAAATGCTGACGTTTCTATCGAGTGCAATGAGAGCCTTCCGGAATCCGCTTGCACCTTAAATTGAATCTGATTAAACCTTCCCTTCGGGAGCAGGTTGTAGCCCTCCCTAATCAGGTTGGTGTCTGCCGCCAGACTAACGTTGCTCGCAAGTGTTTGTGCTGAATCACTCAAGTCCTTGTAGTAATATAGGTTAGACGTAACAGAAGTGGAATGTATGTTCTCAAGATTGAACTGCACCGAGTAACCTATCTTGTCTCCCCACGTTTCACCGTAGCGATAGGCTCTAGACTTGATATAGCTTTCGTAAACAGTTCCGCCATCCGTGTAAGTTTCCTCCGTGGTCGAGTCTTCCGCAGTGTAATCGTCCCAAGTATAGAACAGCCCCCTCTGGTCGCCAAAGTTCATCCGGAGCTTGCCGCCGAAAGCAGTAATCACCCAATCCCTTGGTTGCCATCCCGTCCAATCTCCTGTCCACGATTTTGCAAGGAGGTGATAGCAGAAAACCCTGTCTGGAGTGGTTGCCGAATCCAATGGGACACTCAACAAATAACGGTTGCGCCAGTAAATCGCGCAACACTTTCCTATCTCCGCTTGATTGATTCGACCAATCAAGTCATTGATGGGGGTGCTTACGGGCAGGGAAACATCAGTCTGCGCTCCGGACTCAATCGTCTTAATCGAACGAACGCCATCACGGGAAAGGAACAGCACATCCGAGCCAACCTGTTGGACAGTACGCGACGCAACGCAGCCCGTCCGGTTATTGATTAGCTTGATTGTCCAGTCGGCAACCGCCAATGACGGGTCAGCTTCCACCACCCAGATTGAAAGTTCCTTGAACACCAGCATATTATAGCCATACCAAGGCATCAAAGCCACAATCGGGTCGCCGTCACCACCGCCGACTCGTATACTGTTCCCAACCAAGTCCCAAGATTCCCCATCCAAAATGTCGCTCACATAAATCTGGTCACTGGGTATGGCAGTATTCGCGCTCGTGGCAAATAGCCTGTTATTCGCAGAAACAAGCAGCTTTGGCTTGCTTGGGGTTTGGCTGATATGGACTATGCCCTCCGCGTCAGTTCCGCCTGTCGGAGCGGCAGCAAATGCTATGGTTGGGGGAACCTCATCATCATACCCAGAGCCAGCCGTACCCACCGTTGCACTGACAACTTTACCGCCATAACCAAGGACGGCCGTGGCGGCTGCGAGGTCTATGTGGGAGCCTGTAAAAGAAATGGTTGGTATGCTGGTATAGCCTAACCCCTTCTCCGTTATCTCGATTGAAGTAACCTTTCCCGCATCAATGGAGTTGTTATCTCCGGAAGAATCCACATAACGCAACTCTCCATTACCATCCGCATAATAAAGCCTGTTGACAAGTTGAGCAAACTGAACAGTCGCACCAGCAGCTATCGCGCTATCCGTAACCTCCGCGAAGTCTCCCGATTCAGAAGAAATCTTCAGGGTATCCGAGCCGTCAGATAGGACGATGTTCTCGGTGGTTTCAGTATCAAAATAAGCGCAGCCGGTAATCGGTGCGGTAACGCCATTCCATAACTGGTCTGCACTCTCCCAGTTAATTGTCGCCGTGGCCCACAGTAAATACCCAATCGTCAAGTCAGTTCCGCGTCTCGTAACCGCATTGCCGAACTCATCCAAGTCGATATTCTTGCCATCGGCATAAGCGTCATTGGGAACAAGGTTCGCCCGTGTGGAGCTAACCTGACCACCCACGAAGCTATCATTACCATCCAAAAGGATAGGGTCATCAAGCACGTTGTTTGATTGAACAGACATTACACTAAATCACTCCTCTGCCAGTAATCGGCAATCATCGGCACTATTGTGTTCATCTTGTCAGGCTGCACGTTGTCCAAGTCACGGCAGATTTGCAGCATATTCCCCGCCTCACCAAATTTAATTTGCGCCTTCTGGTATTGCATCGCACGTTCAAGCATATCCGCCTCTGCATAAGCCAATAAAGAGTTCTCCGCACCCAAAACTACGGGCGAATCACTGTCACCCATCTCCACAAACTTGAGCTTACCAAGGGCAAAGAGGGTTCCGGCTGTTTTCGGGGTTGGGATAGGCTTAATCCGGCAGTTACCGTCACCGTCAGGGGGTAGCGGCACAAAGTTGGATGGATTAGCCCTGCGCTGCGAAGTATTGTTCCATTGATTCGGGTCTAGCTGAAAGAATTGCATCCAGCTTGCACCCACAATCTCCGCACCATCAACCTGCCCCATCTCCGTAAACCGCATGGCAACCACAAAGTCCAGCTTGGGAGCGGTTGAGGCAACTGTGCTTGAGGTCGGATAGTAAAAGACAGTCGGCTCATCGGAAATGGTAATGATTTCGTCCTCGGCAGTCACGGCTGTGGAGACTGTACCCATCGAGTTAGTCCAGAGGGCTGACTCAAAGAGCATACGATAACGGTTGTTGAGGAACTTCTTGCAGGTCGCAACTGACGCTGCATCAGTGTCACTCAACTTCGTCGTAATCTGGTCTGCTAATTCGCTTAATGTCATTGTCCGGACTCCAATCGTCGTTCAAGTTCGCTTATGTATCTTCCCAAATCTCTAATTAACGCAGCCCCATCATCCGTCGAGGTCGCCGTTTCCATTCCAGCCGGATGGCTTTCCGCTATCTCCTGAAACCCGTTCAGCTTCACTGTCAAGCAACCGCTGCTTGCGACGAGCGCGAGCAGCATCAATAAGCTCATCCACTTTCTTGTTTTTGTCATCTTTTCTCTTCTGCGCCATCTGCGCTGTTGCGATGTCCCCAAGAGACTCGACTGCATCTACCAATCTCGGCAATGCAGCCAAGCCCTTGAGTGCCGCTAATATCATTTCTTCTTGGCGGAATACTCTTTGAGCGCATCCACGATGCTTTGCCCGCCGATGTATGCTGGGACGATAATGACAACCGCACCAATCACATTCTCTGCCACGGCTGGTGACAGGTTCAACCACTCGGTAGCCATCACAGTCAAAAGACCACCAATAGCCATCCAGAGCTTTCTTGATTTCAGTTTATCCTTCATTTTTTATTTCTTATTAGTCCTATAATCTTCAGTATGATATAAATGAGTGAAGCAACTGAGATGAGAATATGGAGGACAGTATCAATCTCCAGCATCCAGTTGCCTAAACCGCCCACGGAGGCAAACCCCACTTTTATATCGTTGAAGTCTATTATTTTCATTTATCCACCCGATTAATCCTTGTTAAATTAGTCATTCTCCTCCCTCTCAAGTCTGGCAGCCTCAATCTCGGCATCTCTCCGCTCACGCTCTGCAACAGCGTCAGGGTCTTCAGGCCAATTAGCAGTAATCGCCATTAACGATTCTATGCTGGTAGCCTCATCGACCTGTTCACACTGGCGATTGGCCTCGGCACGAACTTCTGTCCGGTACTCACTCCACTGCGGCAACAGTCCAACCCCCGCTTCCTGCTGACGAACCACCATCCAATCGCTGCCACTCAACATCTGGTGCGCGGCGCGGTTTGCATCGCCAGTCATCCTCCGCTTCAACCCATCCAAATCCTTTGGCGTCGATACCACCTCACCGTTCTCAACCCTGTTGTAATAGAACTTCTTGTTCTTGAATTTCAATGACGGGTCGGCTCGCCACTCAATGCCGACAGCCTCCTTGGCGTCTGATGATGCCAGCCGCAGCCAGTTGGCTGGGTAACTGATTTCGTCCAGCTTGAATCCTTGGTCGAGTGGCAGTTTTATTTCGTTGTGGTAATACATAATAATTTACTTTGCGTTAGCGTATTTTAGTGGAAATTCTGCAAAGGCGACATATATATAGCTTTCCCCGTCAGTGTTGGTTGCGCTTTCTTCGGAGGAGCGCAGGGCGAACCCATTGGACAGGAAATCTATGGGGTAGTTATCGTCATCCTCTGCTTGGCCAATATCAGCGATAAGCGTTTTGTCGCGTTCATTAACCGTACTTCTTGCAGCGTCAAACATCCGCCAACTGTAAGCACTGTAACGGTTCTTAATCATTAAAAACGCAGGAGCGAACCCAGTCCAAATGAAGAGCGGGTTGGTTCCGGTTGACGCATACCCACCTACCTTGCTGAACCCTGCGACACTAGCGAAGAAATACCCGATGTAGGTGTCTGGCGTGCCGCTCCCGAAATCATTGTTGCTATTAAGATACTCGCTGTCAATGGAGTCGTTTCCGAACGACACGTTTGTCGAGCCGATACTTCCGATGAGGGTATCGTTCGGCGTGAACTCTCCATCTGCCGAGTTTAATTTTAGTAAATCCCCGCTGCTTATGTCCTTATGGTAAACAATCCAATTTCCGTTTCCCCCAGCCTCGTCCGTCCGATTCTTCGCAATTACCATTTCCGGTGCTACACCGAGTCCGTGAGCCACCGCTTGAGTGCCTCCAGAGAAGCCATCGTCATCACCCGTCCATCCTACAATGTTGAACCCTGCTGTGGCTGACTTCTTCCACGCCCACGCTACCATACCATCTCCGGTTTGGTCTGCGTAAGGGCCAGTGGTTGAACTGCTGCTTCCAATGGTAAAGCCGTCTGCATCAAAAGACATCACCCCTACGTTGGAGGATTCGGCAACCTCCGTGTCAGTCGTGTTGCTCTCCAGCGAGTTCTGTTCCTCACGAACAGAATCGGTCAACTTGTGGTCATTAGAACTTCCCCTCGACTTCACCCACACCAAGTCCGGCTGCATCGAGACTGTCCCGTTGTCGAATATTTTTGCGCCAGCACCGTCATCGTAGATTTTAGTGTCAAAGTACGTCACACCCTTTTTGATTGTGGGGGTTGGGAGGTTGCCCGTGGACAAAACCGCATAACCGCTCGGCACTGAATAGCTCAAAGTTGACTGCCCGAAATTCGCCGTGGTTGTGCCGCCAGTAACGTAAGGAAACTGCTCCCCGCTCAAGCCTGTCGCTATTGAAGTCCAGCTACTTCCATTGGACGTATAATCCAACGCCCCCGCAGCCGAGAGCCGAAACCCAAACGTGCTACCGTTGGTAACGCTTACAGTGTTTGCTGTGCCGGTTTCACTTATCACTCCGCCAACAACGCTCATAGTGTTCGCCTCAATCTCCCAGTAACTCGCAAAACTCATTGCATCGAACGTGCCGCGAGCGGTGGTGGTGCATTTTAGGTTGCCTTCGCTCAAGCCTGTCGCACCAGCGAACACCGCATTGTAAACGCAATAATTCATCCCAGCAGAGGGGTTGTCATCCATAACGTCCGCTGGAACGAGGTTGGCGGTTGAAAAATCATTATCATTCCCGCTCACATCATTGCCGATGGCGTCAGCATCCTTGAAATCCAGATGAAATCCGTCAGTCCCCACATCACCAGAATAGGCTATCGGTTTGAGTTGGCCGGTAGTCGCATCCGTGGTTGTGAAGTCAGTGTAATCAAGTGCCATTCCGTCCACCCCGTACACATCCGCAATGTAACCCCCGAAACTTGAATAATCGTCCGATGCCCACATACTGATGTTGAAACTTGTCCCCCACGTTGGAACTCCGGTGACTCCGCTGATTACAGTTTCCCCGTTCAAATACCTCGATCCAGTTCATCATAGGAAAAAAATTCCAACGCTCGTAAAACAAGTTTGCATTAGCAACTATACCTTCAAAATGATTAAGCGGAGGTCTGTAAACCTGGTGATATTGATGATATACCACGGCATTAACTCTGAAAAGCTCCAGGGCGTGAAATTTAAATTTTTGCGCCAGATCAGTATCTTCAGCTCCATATCCTTTATAATTTTCATAAAAACCATTAACATTACAAAAATCCCTTTTTCTTATAGTAAAAATCAAAGACCAAAACTGATTGTAATCCTTCTCGATCGTGGGTGATCTCAGTATTGGTTTTAAAGGATGGTCTATTGATTTTTTTGAAAGCTGCTTGAAATTTTGAATGGGTCTTGTAAGATATCTGGGAGTTCCCATGACCACATCCGTATCTTCCAACTTATTTAAAAGACGCTCAAAACAATAATAACTTGGGATACAATCTACATCCAAAAAGATCAATTTATCAGTACTTGCTTTTTCAGCTCCCAGGTTACGTGCCGCAGCAAGAGGTAACCTATGCCCTTCAGCAATCCTGTATTGTTTGATGTTTGTATTTTCATGATAAATTTCCAACAATTCATCCATATGTACAATGATGATTTCCGAAGGCTTC